CCTCAACGCATTCTGTAGTGACTGGAACATATTGATTGATGTATTGATTGCTGCAGAAGTTCCTTCATAACGCTTATCATTCATAACCAATGAGTTCAATTCAAAGTCATTAGGCATTCTGTAGTTGCCCTTTTCATCTTTAAAGTTTAGAGCCTGAATAGCAATTGGGTCTTTCTCATCAATTGTTCTTTCAAGAGCAGTGCCAATGGCATTTAGTACTGGATTGATATATTTGCTAGCACTTTCACCTGGCTGTAACAATCCTTGGATTGACATGAAACGAGTAGATGCCTTCTTCTGTAGGTCTCCAACATACTGATTAAACATTTCTTCTTGAACCTTCTCATCAGGGTTTGACAAGATATTCTTAATCAAAGGTGAGACTGTTGCAAAATCTGGCACAGCATCGTAGTTACCTTTGTGATATGCAGCAATTGTATCAAATACAGTCTTGGCTGTTCCGCCAATATCGTCTACATTAAACTTAGCCTCTGGGAAGTTCTTAACAAGGAAGTCAGCAAGGAACTTTGTCTGTTCTTCTGTAGTGAATCCTTCACCCATAGATGTGCTGATACCAGTAGACTTTGTATTTACAAGAGGAACTTTATCTTTAAAGAGTTTCTTAGAATATACCTTCTGACCAACTTCATCTATCTTCTGCTTACCAGTAGCCTTGTCAATGACAGGCTTGCTCTTGGTATCCCAACGATAACCCTTTACAGTTGTAGTATCTGTAGTTGTAGGTTGGGTCTGAACTTTAACTTCCTTGTTCCAAGCATCCTGGAACTTCTTATCTAGTTCAGGCGCTGGGAACTGTCCCCAAGTCTTGAAGTATACATCGCTATATGCCTGACGAGCATCTCCTAAGTCCTTGTACTGCAGGGCAGATTGGACTTGCTTGGAGAACTGTGTAGTCATATCTGGCTGAGATACAGCCGCAGGTTTTAATGTGCGATTATACTCAGCAAGGAAGCCAAGTGGTGTTGTCTGGCTTGGGATAGCACTAAGAATTACATTTGTTAAAGCATCTGAGTCTTCTTTTGTAATGATACCTTTAGTAAAGTCAGTAGTTGACTTGCTAAGTTTTGTACGAAGAAGCGCCATTGTTGCTTCAAATTGAGACTTGTACTGACCGCTAGCATCAGGAATCTGTGACTGGTCTCTTTGAATCTGCTGAAAAATCTGTGCTTTTCTAACAGCATCAGGTGTTTGAGCAAAGAGTACCCATGGATTTTGTGGGTTGTTCCAGTCATTATACTTGTTCATCAGTTCTTGAGCAGTGCCTGCCATTACTTAGCCTCCTTCAATATTCCAGCAAATACCCCGTAGTACATGCGGGCGAATTCAGGATTTTCTAGTATAAGTTTTTCTCCTAGTGTCACAAGTTCATTGCGCATCAAAGTGGGGACTCCACCTTTAGAAGAAAGTTCTGCATAGTTTGTAACCTTCAATTCGTTCAAGGTCTTCTTTAGTTCTTTGAATCGTGAGTAGAATTCAGCAGTCTGCTTGAATACAGGTGACTTTTCAAATGCTGGCTCCTGCAGAGCAAGTTCAATATTAGCAATCTTGTTATCATTGATATTTGTAATGATAGTATCAGCAGGACGTGCAGTGAATTCCTTATCAAGAAGAGCCAACTGCTCGTTGTACCAGAAATCTGTGTATCCTCCAGCAATCTGCTTCTCAGCCAACTGACTCTTAAGCATTGCATAGACAAGATTCTCTGCTTCATTCTTGATATCAGAAGTATACAACTTTGTACGAGAACCAGTCTTTAACTGCCAGTTGTAGTACTTAAGAGAGAACTCCCCACCAGGGAAGAAGTATGGAGTAACATCTCCATCTTTAGTAGCATACTTGCTAACTAGAGTTGGGTTATTATTCAACCAACTCCATGCATCTGTTGAGCCTGTTGAACCAGGTGTGGTTCCACTGACTGCGATAAGAAGATTGTTAGCACCAAACTTATCAGCAAACTCTGTGACAGCGGCGTTGCGGTCTCCAGGATGCTTCTTATTGACTGTATCCCACTCTTTATAGAGCATAGTCATAGTCATCAAGTTCATCTTATTGTTAGGGTTTTTAACTCTAGCAAGAACTTCCTGAATAGGTGTAGCAGGTGCAATTGACTGAATAATTCCGCCAAACACGTTTGCCCACTTAGATAGACCTTGTGCATCGCTAAACAACTTGTTTCTAGAAGCATCGTTAGCAAGTGGATTATCTCCGTAGTTGCCAGTTGATGCTAGATAAGAAGCCCAGTCTTTTACTCCACGCTGTGTTGCAGCATCTGTTCCAAGAACCGCTCCACCAATCTTCTTAAACCATGATGGGAAGATAATATCTCCTGGAGTTTTAGGTTCTCCAAAAGGAGTAATGATATCTCGTAGCAAATCATCTACTGGACCAAAAGCATTTGAACGACCACTGAGTTCATACAGAGCAACCATTGCTGGTCCTACTCCTGGAAGAACTGGGTTGACAGAACCAAATGCAAGGTTAAGAGATTCAACAGGTGATGTGATTTGGAGAGCATCCTTCATGTTGAGATTTCTTCCAACCATTGCACCAATTACGTTGCCAACAATAGGCATTTTAAACTTGTACTGGTTTTGACCTTCATCCTTGTAAAAGAATCCTTGCTGGTCATCGTATGTCATACCAGTAGTATCATAGATTACATTTGAGCCTTCTTTAGTCAAAGCATCAAATGTCTTACCAAATTTAATCATTGGAACTGGGTTAGAACGAGTAAGTTCTGCCCACTTTGAAACTGTGTTGTAGTGAGCCTGTGCGAATGGTGCTACCAAACGTGCAGCATTAGCCCACTGCTTCTGCTTTGCAGCATCATAGAATAGATTCTTTACATGCTCTGCAGCATGGTCAGCAGCCATGTTATCAATGTTTCTTAGAGAAGCAATCCCCTTGCTTTCTAATTCTGGATTAGCAAGACGCTTCTTGTAAAGGTTATTGATTGTACGTAAAGGCGCAGGAACACGACCAATTGCTGGCAATCCCTTTGCAGTAGCCATTGGACGGAATGTTTTCTTAGCATTCTTGAGTAGAATACCCAAGTCTTTAGTGCTAAGCATATCTGCATATCCAGCAGCAAAGTCCCAATATGAAGCATCAAACTCAGGACCAAAGTTAAACTTTGATTCCATACGTGCTGCCATAGCAAAGAACTTATCTGTTAATTCTTTAGCCTTACTTACAGCACCATTGCCAACATATCGTTCTGTTACATTTTTTACAATAGAACCAGTAAGTTCTTCTGGCTTAAAGAGTGCGTTGACTTGCTTGGTGAATACTTGTTCTGCTCTGAGAACCTGCTCTGTTGTAAGACCAGTTTGACGATATGGAGTTCTAACAGTTACTGGCTTTCCACCAGTGCCTGTTACTTTAATCTCACCATCTCTGATGAGGTCCATAATGACATTTCTCTTTGAACCTGTACCGCCAAGGATGTTGAGTTGACCAGCAACTGTACGTTCCTGTGTGACATCAAAAAGCCATGTAAGAATATTTTCTTTATTCATGTTGTCTGCAACAACACCAGGACCTGTTTCTGGGAACGGGTTCTTAAGCAGAACTTCACGCATACCCTTATTATCCTTGAAGATTGCAGATGCAAGTTCTTTAAGTTTATTTCCTGGCTCATCAAATGTAGCAATCAGGTTATCAACATACTCAACCTGAGCCTCTTTGGTTCCCTTTTGCATAATGCGTACAACATCTGGCATGAATCGGTCATTAGAGAATGAGTTAATTGTCCAGGATAGTCCCTTAAGGAACTCTGGATGCTCTGATGTAATGCTTTCGTATGACTTAAAAAGTGTTCCCTTACGAGCCTGTGAGCCATAGTCACCGACAGATTCAGTACCACGCATGAGTCCAAGACGCGCAATAACAGAAGCAGAATACTCAACTTCTTCTGGATTTATCTCTTTGAGAGATTCACCCATTACGTTTACGCCGTAACGACTTCCCTTTGCAAGATTTCTCTTGACGATATTGCCCTTAGGGTCAGCCATAACCATTGAGATGAACCCAATAGGGCTATTAAAGATGCTGTAGTGACCAGAGAAGAACTGGCGCATCTGCATTTCTGCAATGTTACGAACAACATATGAGAATCGTCCAACCAACTGTGCTGTACGCCATAGGTCTCCTGCTTGTTCTAGCAGTAACTTTGTAGACTTAGCAGTGCCAAATAGTGGCAAGTTGGTCTTGTAGGCAACAATCGCCTTGTTAAGTTCACGGGTATCTGGAAGGTTAATTACATCGTGTACCAACTGAGATTCAAGGAATGCACCAGGAAGTTCAATTTCTGTTCCACCTGTTTTAAGAATCTGAGCGCCATCGTTTCTAATTGCACCTTCAAGTGCAAAACTCTGAACAAGCGCTTCGTCATTTCCACGAATCTTAGATACATTGCGGAGTTCTTCAATCTGCTTTTCACTAAGATTGATAGCCTTGCCAACTTCAGTGACAAGATTGCTGATTCCATTCTGAACTGCAGCGGCTTTTTCAGCAGGCGTTGTAGCCTTAAAGATAGCACGCTGTGTATTAGCAATAATACCTTCTTGAACACCCTTTGGAATAATCTTTCCAAACTTAGATGTAAGTCCAATTGAACTAATCCAGTCTTCGACTGTGTTATTCAGTGCTGTTGTATTGTGCAAATCGACAGCAGTAGAACGGATATAGTAGCGACCAAATGCCTTATTGACATTCTCTGCATACTGAATAGCGCGTAGGTTCACAGAAGGAGCCATACGAGCAACAGGACTGGTAGCAATCTTTGCGCCTAGAGATATAGAATTCTTAATCTTATTTAGGTCTGCTCCAGGAACCATCTGGTTCAAGAATACTCTGAATACATCATCAGCAGATTCTGCGACAACAAGTTCTTTAACCATCTCATCGTCTAACTTACGACCAAATAGGTTACGAAGTTTAACTGGGTCTGTCTCTTTAGCAATCAATTCAGCAATAGGCTGGAACTGACGACCAAGAATGAACTGTAGTGGCTTAGAGAAGTCATCGCCAACATTGCCCATGAAGCCATCAGTAATACCAATTTGAGCACGTAGTGCATCAATCTTAACTGTGTTATTAGCGGTCTCTGCTTCTAACTTAAGAAGATTCTTAATTCCAGCATTGTTAGGGTCCTGGATAAGTTCACGAAGAATATCTGGGTCTCCGTTTGCCTTCTCACGAAGTAAACTGAACCATCTTTCTTTATCTTCCAAGTCTAACTGTGCATTAGCAAGGTCATCAAATTCCTGCTGACGAGCAGCAAGTGAAGTCTTTGTATCTTGAACTGAATCAAGTAACTTCATTACATTAGGACCAAGGTTAGTTGGGTCTGCAAACTCTGCTGCAGCGTTGCCTACCTCTGCGCGAGTAGCAGCAAGTCGCTCACTCTTAGTGATGACTACGCCGCCTTCTTTGCCATAAATCGAACGGATGTTCGAAAATCCGTCAACTTTCCAAATTTTTTCTACGGTATCTGTAATCTTAGCCATCACTGCACCGTTTTTGTATGCAGCAATCTCACCGATAAGTGTTCCAAGTGACTTGCCTGCTACAAGTTCATCGCCTACTGAGTAGAGTGAACCAACAAAGCCATCAAGACTTGCTGATTGATTACGAATGCTTGTAGCCAATTCATTATAAATTCTAAAGTCTGGGTCAGCAGCGTTCTTTCCTAGTTTATCAAGAGTATCTGCAAACTTAGAACGGCGTAACATTTCTTCTTGGCGTACAGCAGGGTCTGCCTTAGTAAAGTCATCAGCCATATCAAGGAGTTTGAACTCTTTTGTATTATTCGCTGTGACTACATACTCGTCAAGACCGTGTGCTCCAGCGCTAATCTTTCCATACTGAGGAACTTCATCAAGTATAATATGACCATGGAAGAATCCACCAGTGTTTTTCATGTCAGCAGAAAGCAAATCCATAGCCTTGGTGAGTTCACCAGTCTGTGTCTTTGGATTAGATACGAACCAATCAGCAATAGCCTTTGGAGAAAGAGTCGCTCTTACTTCCTTAGCAGCAGGTTCAAGACCAAAGTACTTCTTTTCTGAGTTCAGAAGTTTCTGGGCAACACCCATTTGCTGTTGATTAAGTTGCTTTTCTACAGCAATAATCTCTTGTTCTTTAGACTTAACCTGTCCAGCGATGCGTCTAAATGGACTAGAAATCTTCTTGTCTAGTTTGTCAACAATAACCTGGTTAGTCTTCTCTAGGTCTTGAATGCTTTCTTTGGTAAGATTGTCAAAGTATGTCTTTGTATAAGGGAAAACTTCCTCAATAGCCTGAGTTGCTTTCTTACCACTGGTGATTGTCTTACCAAGAGCACCAGGACCGAAGTAAATTGATGGGTCTAGGGCAACGTTGAGCGTTGCATCAAGAATACCTGACATGATATGGTAGGCATTGCTGTTTGGATTCATGCCAATGCCGTTAAAGAACCCACGACCAATTGTAAAAGACTCGCCGTTTACTTTTCCGTAAGCGCCCATAGCCTTGGCTTGCGCTTTTCCGACCTTGCTTTCAGGTGCAACAAAGAAACCTGCACCAGTTCCAGCATTTCCAGAGCGGATTACCTGTCCAAGAGTTGTTGTTTCGCCCCAAAGTCCACCAGTAATTGGGTTTACATCTTTTACAAGTTGTGAAACATTCATTTTTCCATGTGCAACTGCGTTTAAATCACGCACTGCTGTAGTTGCAGCGTCATAAGGTGAGCGCAATCCAGCAAATAATAGTCTTGTTGTTCCCTTTACAGGCGCATAGACAGCCTTAGAGAACGCATCTTCGATAGAACCAAGCACTCCACGTTTTTTCTTTACAGTGCTTTTGATTTGTTCTATATCTGCAGCATTAGATTTAAGTGCAGCAAGACCATCAATGGTTGTAATCTTCTCAATGCCAGGGGTATTTACAGTAAGCCCTGATTGAACCATGGAAATTACAAGGTCATTGCTTAGACCTGGATACTTTTTTAGAATCTCTTCAAAGTTCTTAGTTTCTGTTCCTTTTAAAGAGCCCATCTGGGCATCTAATGTACGGTCTAGAAAACTTTTGTTTGTAGAGTAAGCATTAATGATTTTGTTAATATCAGCCATTGGCTTCCATTTCATTAAATGCTTCTACCATCATGAGTAACTGACGAGATTGTGGATTAGCCTTAGCCAATGCACGAACAAATAATGAACTTGGATTCGGTGTATCAACTATTGGTTGCTGAATTGAATTATCTGCACCAGGACCACCCTTTGCACCATGTGAAAGAGGTAGGTCTGGATTACCAGGAGCAAAAGCGCCAGTAGTTTGAATTCCACGAGGAGTCATCTCGCCATTAGGTCCAGTTACAGTAGGCATAGCCTGCTGAGTAGGAGCACCTTGTGCAAGACTTTCTAGATTAGCGCGTTCATTGTATGCGCCACCAGAAGCGTTCTGAATCTTAGCATCATTAACTACACGTTGTACACGAGCACTAAGGTTTTTGTCAGTACGGCTAGCATCAGCACCCATTCCTGAAACAACTTCTCTTACCATTCTTAGTCCTCATCTTCATCCATGTATTTTGCAATATCTAAATTTGTGGGTAATTTCCATTCAACCCATTCAGGATATGCTTCTTTGTCAACAACGAGTGCAAGTGCAATGTCGTGTTTAAATCCTGCTCTAATTAGCGAGGTGTAGAACTCATTAAGCCAGATGCAGTACATCTCTAAGCGATTGTATTCGTTGGTATCTACTGTCGCTACGCGCTTCTTGCGAGTTGCTGCCACTTTAGCCTCCTAAGCCTGCTAACATTGTTGCTAAATCTGCTGGTGCTCCCTGTTGTTGAGGGGCCCCGCCAGAAGGTTGTCCAGGAGCCGCTGGGGACGGGGGCGCTTGCTCAACTGGGCCTTGTGTGCCTGGCGGAGCCATCTCTGGCTGTGCTGGTTGTTCAGGTGTTTCCACCTTAAACACTGCCAACGCAGCAGCCTCGATACTATCCCCTTTACGACGACGTTCAATAACGTCAGCAATATTCTGGATTAGTTTAGATGGGTCTTGACCTTGTGCTGCCATAGCAGGAATTGCTTGCGCACTTGCAGTGATTGCTGCAGTTAAGTTCTCGCGCATCTTTTCAATTTCAATTCGTTGTTCTTCCATAGTAACGTTAACGCTCCATGGTAATTCACGACGAATGAAATCTTTTGATACTAGGTCTGCACCTAGCGCTTGAAGAGAGAAAATCAGGGCGCGAGAAGGGTCTAATCCAGCCATCAAGCCATATCGGACTTCTACCGAAGTATCGCCCTTAATGTCCTTGCCTGGCATGTACTTTAACTCGTACGGCGTACCTTGTGCTACACCTCTGACACTCTTTTCCTTATTGAAAAGGAGTTCATCCATTTCAAAACACAACTTGATAACATCTTCAAGTACCTCAGCAACAACTGTTTGACCAGCCTTAATCTGAGAATCGAATGCACCAAGCAGTGCCTGGACACCTTGACCAGTGATAACACTAGCGTCAATGTTTCCAGTTCTACCTTCAGGATATCGAGCACCGAGTCTTAATTCTGATTGGAGTGCTGATTGCTCCTGGAAAGTAGCAGCGGGAATGTCCAGACGGACACGCCCAACACCATTAGGTTGATTTGTACGAATGATTGCATCAGGACCCATAGGCAAGTCGATGACGTCATCAGGTACAACAAGAGGCGCTTGGATTGACTTTTCAGCGGCTTCCATAGCGAGGTTAGCAAAACGGGCACGTGCAAGTTGTACGAATAGAACATCGTCAAATTGTCCGCGTGGCTGACCATCCAGTGAAGGACGCTCTGCAATAACTACAGACATACGACCCATTGGGTTTGATGCCTGACTTAAAATTAAATCCTTGCGTGAAGGAACATACAGGATAATGTTGTTCTTATCCATATAGCGGATAACTTCAATTTCCTGGTTAAGATTCTGGTCCATACCGAACTGACCAAGGATTGCTCCAGCATATTCAGGGAAATCATTAACGAGTTCACCCATGCTCTTGTTGTAACGCTTAGCGTAAGCAACCACGCGACCAAATCGGTCACGCTCATAGTAAGCACCAACTGGGTCTTCAACACGGATACGTGGAAGGTCGTTCTCCCAATCAGGCTCTACGTGGATAGGCAAGAAGCCGTAAGTAAAGTACTGGTCTGAACCTGGGTACATCTGAGTCTGCAAGCGTGATGTATAGACGTAGTTGTTTGCAATCATACTGCGCTTATCCGCAAATGTGCGGGCACGGTCAGATGTAACATTAGTTGTGGAGCAGTTGATTGAAGGTAGCGGTGCTAGAACTTCAGCCAAGTCGCGGGCTGCAACATCCACAAAGTTAGCAACCATGGCATGAGGCATGTCTGTAGGGAACATGTCAGG